GTTACTTCAGATATTGTATCTAAAAACTTACCATCTGTAAGTAATGCGGATACAACCTTAGATTGAAAAGATTGTCCATATTTTGATAAAGTATCTATCTCCTGCATTTATTGACTCTAATTGTAACTACAAATATACGAAAAATATTTTTAAAATCCAAATTATTTTGTAATAATATTTCCAAAAGTAATTTTTAACCAATCATTAATATCACCAAAGTTATTAACAACTTTATATTTTAATAAAATTTTTAAGAAATCAATTTTATTAAGTGGTTTTATTTTTTCATTAAATCTATCTAAAACTTTCATTTTTATCTGACCCGATATATCAACATCTTTCAATTGCATTAATTTTTCATTTAGATATATTTGTTTCTTGGCTTTTAAAATATCATTGTATATTTTTATTTTTCCTTTTGTTTCTTCTATCTTTTGTTCAGTTAATTCAAACAAATCATCAACTGTAACTAATTTTTCTTCTGTTATCTCTGGAAATCTTTTGATTAAAGTTTTGATACCACAACCATAAACTCCAGGTATATTATCAGATTTATCACCATCAAGAACTCGATATACTAAAATATTTTTAGCATCAATTCCATATTCTTCAAAAACTGATTTTCTATTATAAATTTTCTTTTTGGTTGGTGACCAGACGATAGTATTTTCATCAACTAATTGTAGGAAATCCTTATCAGTTGACATTACTACCGCCTGTTCTTTATCTTTAAGAATGTGTGTAGTGATATACGCCATAACATCATCAGCCTCAACACCATCGTAAATCATAGTTGTGATTGGTAATCCATCTAACATTTCATTTAACCAAACGAACTGTCTTTTCATAGATTCTCTCTCATCTTCATCATTCATTAAATCTGAATATGCACGATTTACTCTGAGTTTATTCTTATCTCTGTTAGCTTTATAACCACTAAACTGTTTTTTTCTTTTTATAGAGCCACCCTTACCATCAAATACTACAACAACACGAGTCGGTTGTACTTGTCTAATTGCGTAACCTATTGATTTTAGAGCACCAGTAACACCACCAACATGGTCACCATCATCATTCATTGTAGGAATGGATGACCAACATCTGATAAATGTATTTAGACCATCGATAATTAAAACTCTATCGTTTTGTTTTCTATCGATATTTTGGCCATGGTCTCTTTCAACCGAATCTAATATGTTTTTGTAGAGTTGTTTCATTATAATACTTCTTTTGTTGAGAAATACTTCTCTAAAGTTTCTAATCTTTCATCTGCAGATGCTAATAATTTCAAAGCAGAAGTTGCGTTATCCCAAAAATCTTTAGTAGAATGGTCTCCTATTCCACTTGGAAAGTTTTTAAGTAAATCTAACGATAATAATGCTTTGTTCTTATCAGCCTCAGCTTCTGACTTTAACATATCATAAAGTCTTTTATCTATTTTTGCCATAATTTAAATTTATTCTGTTCTACCTTCAGTATCAAGTTCCATTGAATCAATATCAAGTGTATCTGATTTATATTGTAAGATTGATTCTTCACAAATCTTTTTGTAAATTTGTTCTCTTACATCATCTCTATCTTCCATCAAACCAATAAATTCTTTTGATTGGAATTTAATCTCTTCACCTGTATCAGTATCAACATAAGTGTACCAGGCACCAGCTTGTTTTACTAATTTATTTTCTTTCATCACCTTTAACCAAGAACCATAGTTATCGATTCCTCTATCAAAATAGATTTCAAAATCTGCTGCTCTTAGTGGTGGTCCCATTCGGTTTTTAACAACCTGACAACGAACTTTCATACCAACAACTTTATCGTTGCCGTTTACCTTTTGTTTGATTTGTCCCATTCCCTTCAATCTCAATCTTACAGAGGCATGGAAAGCAAGAGCTTTTCCACCACTTGTAGTCCATGGGTCACCAAACGGCATTGCGTTCATTTTTTGTCTTAATTGGTTGGTAAATACCAAAGTAATTTTCTGTCTACCAATCATATTGGTAATCTTTCTCATCGCCTTTGATATAATAATTGCTTTATCAGTAGCATATCCATCTTTGTTGTAATCAGATGCCAACTCGTTTTTAGTTGAAGCAGCTGCAACTGAATCTACTACGATAGTAACCAATTTATCTCTATCAGTAGTTCTTACCTTTTCGATGATAGTTTCTGTGAAATCAAAGATTTGTTCAACTGAATCTGCTGATACATAAAGAAGTTTAGAGACGTCAACACCGATTGCCTCTAAAAATTCTCTACTTACTGCAGTTTCTGTATCAATCAATACAGCAACTCCACCCAATTTTTGCGTTTCAGCTAAAAGGTGTGCAGATACTAATGATTTTCCACTTTGTTCTAAACCAGTAATTTCTGTGATTCTACCAACTGGTAAACCACCATAAGGACGATTAGAAACAGCAACATCCAACATAGCACAACCTGTCGATACCCACCCTTCTACATTTGTAGGTGCTTCATCTGAATCAAGGAAGTATGCTACTTTTTGGTCTTTGGAATATTTGTTAAGTTCACCCGCAAGAACATCTGCTAGGTCTAGCTCTTTTGCTTTCTTTTTCGCCATATAGTTTTGTATTAATTGTTAAACAAGTCATCAAATGCAGCTGCAACATCATCAGTTTTCTTTGAATCTGATTTTGTTTCTACTGAACCACCATCATTAGATGTAGTAGTTTTAGTTTCAGTTACAGGTTTAGTTGAAAGAGATTCTTGTGAAACTGATTCATCTTTACCTTCTGCAGTTGGATTCAACCATCCTTCTAATACTGATTTTAATTCATCATAAGATAATTCAGAATATAAATCTGTAATTTCAGTTTGTGATTCAATAAATGAAGTTGCCTTATCTGTATCCTCACTCAATGGTGTTTCGCTTGGTTTAACTCTAATAGTAGTAGTTGGATAAGTGGTACCAGCCTGTTCTGCTGATTTATATTCGATTGTTAAATCTCTACCACTTGTAGGGTCAGTAATATCACCATAATCTGGGTCTGCAATATAACCAAGAATCTCTTGATATACAGTTTTACCAAATCCCCAAAATCTTACTCCTTCACCTTCTTCACCTCTTACAATAACAGGTACGAAAGTTCTTAACTTTGGTTCCATAGCTTTTGCAGCTTTCCAATCATCTTTATCACCCATTCTTTTTAGTTTATCCGCAAACTCTACAATAGGGTCTGGTCTACCAAATGATTGTGGTGATAAATAAGTTTTGTTGTTAATGTTGTAGTGAAAGTAAAGTTCAATGAAAGGATTATCTCTGTTGAACTTATAGGGAACTATTCTTACAGTATGTTTCCCTGGTGTTGGTTTCCACAAAGCATCTGTTTTTCTTTGTGTGTTTTGTAGTTTGTTCAGTCTACTTCTGATTGCATTAATGTCTAGTGCCATAATTACTCCTTTTAAATGTTATTAAATTAAATTTTAAGTTTAAGTTTTGAGTGTCAAACTTACAACACTCGGTGTATATATAAATATTAGAAAATCCCAAAAACACACCGAAATTTAAGGAATTTATTAACAATTTACTTGGCCCATTTACCACTTGAAACTAATTGTGCAATGATACCATATACTGATAAATCTTGGAAGGTATCTTCACATGATTCACCTATATTATCTTGTTTACCTAGTATAACTAATTGTTTTAATCTTTGAATCTTATCATGCATTCTAAACCAAAGACCTGTAAGAGATACTTTCTTTTCTTCTTCAGTTTGTAAATTACTACAAACCGAAATGTTTTCTGGTCCATAGTTAGATTGTTTTAAACAAAATAATTCATATTGTGTAAACATAATTCTTTTAAACTCTGCTGTCATTTCAGGCCATTGTTTTTCCATTTCCTCAACAACCTTTGGGTTATCATATTTGATAACTTCATCATATTGAGGTTTAACAATCTCTGGTTTAAATTTATGATTTTTTGATTTTTTCCTAACAGTTTTCTCCATAATTAAATTTTAATTTATACAAATATACGAAATTATTTTTATAATTCCAAATAAAAATAAAGTTTTTTTTCTTAAATTGAAAGATGGTTTAATTTTTCTTTCAATCTTTTCATGTGTTTACAAGGTGAATATGGTCTAAATTGTCTAGCCATACACTCACAATCATCAATCTTATAATCAGTAACTCGTACTTGGTAGTATTTAAGATTACCTTTCTTATCTCTACTACCCATTTCTCTATAATACCAACTATCAGCCATTACAAATAATTAGGACCATAAAAATTCCACTTATCACTACCATCAAAAATATTACCTCTTGAGTGTTTTGCTGGAGATTTCCAACTTGCAGGTTTTAATAAATCACCCTTTAAAACAAGTGAACCTTTATTTACACCTTCGAACATAGAAACGAAAGCCCATACTGAAGAACCATCAATAATTTTCATGTATTTTTTACCTTTTGATATTGATAGGGGTTCGTATTCTTTATAATCGTAATTGGCATCCCAATACTTTTTTCTTTTTTGGTTGACTTTTTCTAACCAAATTTCAAATTGTGATTTCATACTTTAAGTTTTAATTTATTTACATAGTAAATATACGAAAAAAAAATGAGAAATCCTAATAAAATCCCATTTTTTTTCAAATTATTTTTACAATAATGAACATTTAAATGTTACTGATTTGTCAAAGATAAATTCACAAACAGATTTTTCATCTATTTCTGCAACTTCTACTTCTAGTTCTATCAGTTGAATTTGGGATTTAGATAACCAATCTACTAAATTAGTTGTTAATATCTCTTTTACGGTTTTTTTGATTTTACTTACTGTCATAATTTAAGGTTTATTAATTATACCTCAATATACAAAAAAAAGCAATACGAGTCAAGAAAAAAGTGAATTATTTTTGATTAAATTCTATTACCTCGAAGATTCTTGTAGAAATTTTCTTTGTGCCTTCTACATTGGTAACGATGATTGAGTTTTTAAATTTATCCCAATCGATAGAAAATGATTTATCCAATACACCATTGTTTTCTTCTTTTACTAATTCATTAAGAGCATTAATAGTATAAAGAGTGTTACTTTGTTTTTTACGATGCACTAATATTGTATTATCCAAAGGTTTCTCTGGTTTATATTGTGTATCTATATTATAAGTTACGAAAAGTTCATCCAAATTACCCTTATTTTGGAGTACATAAATATAGTTATAAACTATGTGATATGTCTCTCTTATAAGTTGTAGGGTATTTTGAAGTTCCTCTTTGGTTGTAAAGGTACAGAGTAACTGTGTTTGCATATGTTTTCCTATCTATATAATTATTCACTTATAAATATAATTTATATTTTGGAAAACTACGAATAATGTACTTTATAATATACGGCTCGTAATATCGTTGTTATTTAGAACTTTTTCTTCTTGAATCTACCTTAGAAGAGATACAATCTCTCATATCTTTACCAAAATGACTGGCTACTTTTTGTGAAGTACCAGCAGTTCTCCAAGTATCTTCACATATTTCAGTTGAACCATTTTCATTTGTAATGATGATTGCACCTGATTTTGAATCTACTTTACATCTTTCTCTAAGATGTTTTTTTAGTTCTTCTCTACCTTCAGTTGTGGATAAATCTCCATTAAATCCACTCTTTTCTGCTAAACACCCTCTAATATCTTGTGGTTGTGCTCCTCTGATTCCCATTTGTACAATCATTTTTCCATCACCACCATCTATATAAGAATCAAAGTGCATTGCATCCATTACTGTTCCAATGTATCCTTGTGTATGAGGACCGTTTTTACCATCTTTTGGAAATCCAAGTTTTTCATCTGCACCTTTAATATCTTCAACTACTTGATTGTGTGAATTTTTAACGGCATCTTTTTCATTTTGTTTGATGGTGATACATTTTTTTATAGATGATGATTCAAAATCAATTGATGGGTTTTCTTCTTGGAATTTTTTTGTTTGTGTAAATTCACCAATCTTTGTCGAAATTTTACCATAAGGTTCAAATGCAGGATTTTTCCCATTTGCAAGTAAAAAGTTAGAATGTTCTTGCATTAGTTTAAGTTTTTCTTCAGTACTTAATGAACTATAAGATTTACCCTTATCCTCAACATATTTTACAAAAGCTTTATTATCATCAAGTTTATCTATATATTTTTTCATTTGTGGAAGTTCACAAACTTTTACGATATTTTCATCTATATCAATTAAATTAGTTGCTTTAACTGATGCCTTTTTTACATCTGATACTAACTCAATACCATTATCAATTGATTTGACAACT